ATCACCCACATGCCCACGGGCACATACGCCCAGCCGATGATCTCCAGCCAGTGCGGCCAGGTGGAGTCGCCGCGCTTGAGCAGCCAGCGCGCCAGGCTGCGCGGCCATTGGTCGGCCTTGCACTGGCTGGCGTTGTGGCCGTGGCGCAGGCAGATAGTGCATTGGTCGGTGCGGTGGTTCATGGCCGAAACACCCGGTTGCCAGACTTGGGCGGCACGCAGGCCCAGTGGCTCCAGCCGGGCGTGGCGTCGGGGTGCTCCAGCCAGATGCCGTGCGCGGCCAGTCGGTCCTGGTGCGCCAGGCACCAGCCATCAATGAGCCCGTGCGGGTCGTAGCGGTCCACGGCCTGGGCGCGTTTGTGGGCTGATGCTGGCGCGCCGATGGGGCAAGCCTGCGGGCGAAAGCCGCCGTACAGTGTGCCGCTGACGCCGTTGCGCGTGGCCGGGTTGTCCGGGAAGGGGATGCCGCCGCGCGCCATTTCGGCCTCCAGCGCGTTGACGCTGGTGAGCAGGCGCAGGGCGTTCTGCTCGATCTCGGTAGTCCAGTCGGGCGAGGTGCGCCACTTGCCGGCGTAGTGGATCAGGGTGATCACTTTTCGCCCTTGGGAGTCTGCTGCACCAGGCGGCCGACGATGCCGGCCACCAGCAGCACCACGGTGATCACATGCACCATGTTGCCGGGGACTTTGGTGCGCAGGTCATCTGGCACGGCCAGCCAAGCGCCTTGCAGCGAGCCGGCCAACGTCATGGCCTGGACGCTGAACCAGCGCCATGCGCGGCGCGCCTCGGGGACGAGTTTCATTTTGATGCCCTTTCAATGAGCCGGTCCAGCTTGTCGTTGATCTTCTCCAACTGCCCGCGCAGGATGGCGGCTGAATCGCGCTGCGCAGCAATCTGTGTTTCCATCACCGACACGCGCTGCTCGATTTTGTTGATGTAGACCACGGCGCTGATTGCCACGGTGAATGTGGTGATCAGGTGACCGAGCTGGATCTCTTTCTTCAGGTGCCATCGCTCATGCATTGGTTCAGCCATCGTGATGCCCCCTTGCTTGCCGTTCAGCCCTCAACCGCCGCCATGAACCCCACCGCCACCACCGGCACATCGGTGATGTCCCACACCTCGGCAGCACTTCCGCCGTGCGACACGGCCAGCACCCAAATGCGCGTGTTCAGCGCGTCGATACGCCCAGCATCGCCGTGCGTTTCCCAGGGGTTGTCGATGTTGGCGCCAGCGGCAATGCTGTCCAAGAACATCTGCTGGTCCTCCATGAATGCGGTGTTGATCGTGCTGGTCTTGTTGCCGTCCAGCACGGCATCAATCACCACCTGTTGCAGGCAGACGGCGGTGGCCTCGCCCCAGCCGTTCCAGGTGTCGCCGTGGAAATAGCCGTGCATGTGCTCGCGCAGCGCCTGGCCGTCAATGGCGGGGTTTGCCGCCACGGTGGCAAGCGCCTCTGCCGTGGCGGCGGCCAGCACCTCAGAGGTGAGGGCCGGGAATCCTAGTTGATCGTCGATTTGTGACATGGTGCTGTCCTTTCGTTGCGGTTGAAAAAAATTGTCAGAGTTGCGCTGCTGCGCGGAACAGGTCATCCATCTGCGTATCAGTGAGCCCAAGCGCGGCGCCCAGGGCCAGCACCAGCGGCCAGTCCCGATGCACTTCGGCGGCGTCCTGCCACTGAATCCGTGCGCGCCGTCCTTCCTTGCCTGGCATGGCGTCGATGGCGGCCTCCACGGCGTCCAACAGGTCGGCGTCCAGCAGCACCTCGCGGGCCTGGCGCCTGGTGACGAACGCCGGCACCGGCACACTGGGCACTGCATAGGGCTCGCTGGTCCACACGTAGCGATACCAGCGCGAGCGCAATTCGCCCGGCGCCGTGCTGGTGTTGGTGATGTCCGGGGCAATCGGCGTGCTGGCGGGCGCGTCATCCTCCACCGGCCCGGTGTACCAGCCCTGCGCGTCATAGCCGTAGTGGCTCACAGCAGCTCCTTCAACTCAAAGCCGGTGCGCCACACGCCATAAAGCGGCGTCTCCAGCGCACCCAGCGTGCGCATGCGCGCCAGGAATGAGCGGTTGGGCAGATAGGTGGTGTCATCGGGGTCGAACATGGCGTACACCTCGCCCGTGGTGCCTAGCGTGCGCTGCATTTCCAGCACCTTGGCAATGCCCTCGGCCTCGGTCAGCCAGTCCATTGCAGCCTTGAATACGCGGTACTTGGGCCGCTCGTAGAAATACTCCGCGCCGCTGTCCGCCTCGCTGACCACAGCCCTATCCGCCCACCCGATGCTGGCGCCGTAACTGGCGTTGTAGGTAGGCTGAAACGCCGTGTCCGCCACCATCAGGCGCCCGATCTGCACGTAGCCGGCTGAATTGGCCGCGTCGGTGATGTCGCAGCGCCAGTAGCGCAGGGTCTGCGGCGTGCTCAGCTTGTGCGGCGTGCTTTGCACCAGGCTGGCGCGCTGGGCGGCAGTGGTGGCTGCCACATAGGCCGCTGGCAGGGCGTCGAGCAGGCCGCTGTCGTAGTCGGCTGCAATGTCAAACGTGCTGGTGCTGATGGCGGCCAGGTTGGCATTGCTCATGCGCAGGGGCCAATAGCGCAGCTTGGCAAGGACCATGGCCGCGTTGTTGGCAACCGTGCCGCTTTGCTGACCCAAGGTGAGGCTAGTGGGCGTTGGCAGCGTGCCCGCTGCGTCGGTGCTGGCCGCTGCCGCGTTCAGGCTGGTGGCAAAGTCGTTCGCCTTGTAGGCGCTGGCGATGTAGCTCAGCGTGTCCGCCACCACCACCGTTGCGCCAATGGCCGCTTGCGCGGTGGCGTTGGTCACATCGAACTCGACCGAGCGCGCCGTACTGACCGATGCGCCGATAAAGTGCGTGCTGTCGCTGCTGGCGCTGTACAGCGCAGCGGTGGACGCTGGCGGCGCTCCCAGCAGGGTGAAGGCGACGGCGAAGGTGCCTTCGGTCTGGCTGTACCAGCTACTGAAGTTGGTGCTGGTGGCCTGGATCAGGTCGCCATTGCGGGTGACAGCAACGCTGGTGGTCTCTATCGGGCTGGTGTGGCACACCACCTCCATCTGACACAGTGCCACCTCGATCTCGTCGGTCGGCACGGTGATGCGGAACCCCAACTGCGGGTTGGTGGCCGTCACGGCTGCCAGCTTGATGCGCGTCCATGTGGAGCCGATGGAGCCGGCGATGTTCGCGCCCCAACCAGCGCCCGCGATGTCGCCCGAGAAATAGACTGCCCCCGTGCCCGTTTTGCGCCGCACCCATGCGCTGACATAGAACGTGCCCGCCGCCACGGTGACGGTCTGCTTGCATGACCCATCCGCCCCCGAGCAATACAGGGTGGTGGCGCTGCTGGCTACGCCGTCCGGCCCGGTGGCGTTCTTCGTGGCGGTCATCGTCGTCTTGGTCCACGACGCATTGGCGAGGTCGCTGGAGCGCAGGCACAGATTGGTGGCGGTGGGCTCCACCAGCAGGCCCCGGCACAGCAGCGTGGTGGGGTCGTACTCGAAGCGCGCCACGTTGGCGCCAGCAGTCTGTACCAGCCCGTTACTGCCAACAAAAGTTGCATTGGCGCCGCTGCGCGTGCAAGTAAATCGGCTGTCCAGAACGCCAGACGTAAAGTCCACATCCAGCGTGGGCGGCGCGCTGCTGAAACCGCGAAACCGCACCTTGGCCGCCGTGCTGAGGTTATGCGCCACCAGAGCGATAAAACCCACCAGCGCCGCCGCCGCGTAGGTCAGCGTGAACGTGGTGGCGCTGGCATGCGTGCTGCTGCTGCGCGCCGCGTTTTTGATCACCCGGTCTTGCAGGTTGCCAATAGGCATGCCAGCCGCCCAAGAGCCGCCTGACAGCGTGCCGCTGTCCGCGATGTTGGGGTAAGCCAATAGGACGTTGCTCATACAGGGAATCCATCCACGGTGATGTCAGCCGTGAGGCTGGCGAAATCGAGGTCTATCGCGTACACCAGCCGCAAATTTGTAGCTGTGTAGGGCGCCGCCCAGGGCACGTTGACCGTGCAGCCAATTTGCAGCGCCGCCGCCTGCGCGGGTGTCAGCGACACGCCCTTGATGGTGATGAGCTGCGTGGGCGCAGTGAGCTGCAACGCGGCGGCCAGCGTGTCGGCATTGGCCTTGGCAGTCAGCAGCGTGTCCACAGTCAGCTTGTTGTCGCGCTTGTAGGGGTTGGGCGATACGGTGGTGCTGGCCGTGGTGCGCCGGTACTGTTGCGCCAGGTCAGAGCGCGCCGCCGCCGTGATGGAGCTGGCAAGGCCGCTATCCTGGGTGGTCCAGTATTTGGCGTAGCCCACCGTGACGGACAGGCGCGACAGGCCGGTGTCGGCGTTGGTGGCGTACTCCCACCCCTGCGCGTTGTTGCTGGTGATGTTCATCACCGGCGTGCCCACCGTGGGCACGCCCATGCGCAGCACGCCAAGCAGGTCAAAGCCAAAGTAGGCGCGGGCGCCCAGTGCTATCAGGCTCATGGCGTCGGTGGTGGTGATTCCATCGTCGATGTAGATGCCCTGCACGTGCATGTTGACGGCATCCAGCGCCGACACGTCCGCCGCCGATACGTCGCCTGCCGCAATGCCAGCAGCCAGCGCCATGGCCTTGAGAATCTGGGCAGTGGTGCTGTTGGCGGCACTGTGAGCTGTCACGTCAGCGGTGATCTGGTACACCGGACTCGATCCCAGCCGGAAGTAGCTGCCTGCGGCATTGATCCACACCCGGTACTGCCCGACACTGGGCGCCGTTGTCTCCATGTCAGCCTGGCTGGCATATGCCGCGCCCGCAGTGAGCGCCACGCCGCCGTCATACACGGCATCGAGCGTGCTGATGGTGGCGCTGTTCACCTGATAGATCAGCCGGCTGGTGTTGACGAGCGGCGGGCTGATGTTGAACACCTTACCGTAAATCAGCGGCTTCTCCTTGCCAGCCAGATCGGCCACGCCCTCCAAGCCGTTGGGCAGGCTGTTGTTTCCTGCGAATTTGGTCTGCTGGTGCGGGTTCTCAATGTCGCGCTGGCGGTCCTTCAGGACAAAACTTATCTTGCTGGCGCTGACTTGCAGCTCCGCCACCGTGCCTTTGTAGACCTGCGTGAACGTGCTGTACGCCGCGTCCGAGTAGCCCACCAGCACACGGGCGGCGCGCTCTATGAAGCTGCGCGTGCGAAACGTGGCCGCCAGGTCATGATCTGGCGCGCCCAGAGCGTTGGCAAGGTCCACGCTGCCAAACCCCGTTTGCGTGGCACCACGGCTGCCGCCGTTGTAGAACATTTCGCGCCGGGCGCGCAGCGGCGTGAGCAGCCGGCCCTCATACACCGTGCTGGCGGGCGTGTCGGCGGGCCAGGTGGCATAGCCCCGCGTGCTGTAGCGGTGGGTGGTGTAGGCGGCTACATCGGTGTAGCCGTCAACCTCGAAGAGGACGATGCGCTCAGACATTGCGCAGCGCCTCGAATTTGGCGTTGCTCAGCGCCTGGGCCTGCTGGGCGTTGCCGGCCTTGAGCTGCTCCACCGTCTGCGTGCCGGCATCCTGCGCCACCGCCACTTGGTCCCCGGTGTTGCGCTCGATGTTGGCAATCTTGGCGTTGAGCGTCTTGATCTGCTCAATCAGCTCCGCCACGCCTTCGCCCTTGCCGTATTGCGTGAGCGCCGCCGCGCTCCAGGCCGGCGCGTTGAGCTGCGCCTGGTTGGACTCGATCACCGAGCCAATGGTCTGGCGGATGTAGCCCTCGTCCGCCACAAAGCCGGCGCCGCTGGCGTTGTAGCTCTTGCTGGCGTCCAGAAATGTCTTGGCGGCACCGGTGAGCTTGTCTTTCTCGCTCAGGTCTCCCGAGGACACCTCTTTGTAGATGCGCTCGTACTCTGCCCGGCTGGCAGCCAGCCGCATCTCCGGGCTGTTGGCGCCCAGCTCGGTGACGTTCATCTGCGTGATGAAGTCCATCAGGCTGCCGGTGAACTTGCCCAGCGCGTCGGTGGCGCTATGCTGCGCGGCGGTGAGCTTGTTCTGCGCGTCGGCAAGCTCTTTGGTGTAGTCCGGCATGGTGCCGCCGCCAGACGTGTTGCGTGAGGCGATCTCGCTGTACGTGCCATAGCCACCGTCTCCGGCTGGTCGCATGGCGGCGTTGGTGACATCGGCCATGGCCTGTAGGCCGTCGATCATGTGGGCAAAGCCCGCGTCTGCCTTGTACATGGCGGCATCGGCGGCGCCCAGCACGGTGCGGCCATCAAAGCCCACGCTCTGGCCCACGTTGGCAACGCTGGCGCTGGCACTGGAGGAGCTGGTGACAAGGCCCGCCAGCGCGCTGCTCACGCCCAGCAACGCCACGGTGGTCTGCTGGCCCTTGGCGGTGGTATCGGCCATGGCGCCGTCCACCATGGCGCGGAAAGTCTCGCGCACCGCATCAGCGCCCGCGCTCAGGTCCGGCATGGTCAGGCCCAGGCCCTCGAACACCTTGGACACCTTGGCCGTGCTGTTGGCGGCCTTCTCGGCGTCCGTGTACCAACTGTCGTAATAGCTCGACAAGCCCGCGCCCAGCTTGTCCATGCCACCAGCGGCGGCGATCAGGCCGGCAGCCGCGTCAAAGCTCATGTCCTTGAGCGATTCGAACGGCAGGCCGTCCACGGCATCGCGGAAGCTGTTGATGCCAGCCACGGTGGCCTCTATCGTGCCAACCAGCGCCTTGGCGGCGTCGGCGCTCAGGCTCTCGGCATCGACGCCCTGCACCATGTCGGCAATGGTCTTGGGGATGTCGGCGGCGGCTTGAAGGGCCTGAATGGTGACCTGCATCAGGTCGGTGGTGAAGTTGGTTAGCGCATCTTTCGCATCGACGCTTTGCGCGCTGGTATGCTCGTAGAGCGTGCCCTCGTAGTTGTTGCCAAGGCCGTTCTCACCGAAGGTCTGGCCCGTGCTCAGCGTGCCGCCGCTGAAAACGCCGCCGCGTCCACGGTCGCTGCTCTCCAAACCGGCCTGAAAGCCGGCCAGCGTGGCGCTGCTACCCATGGCCTTGAGTAGTCCATTGATGCCGCCTACCGTGCCGGTAATGGACTGCCTGACCACGTCGCCTTCAATCTCGCCGCCGCTCGGTCCTTGCAAGAGCGCGGCTACACCCTTGTTCGAGTCGTAGGAGTATTGGCCGCCAGAGCGCGTTTCACCTTTCGCTTGGCTGGCGATTGCGATGGCGGCCAGGGCGATCCATCCCCACACCGGCACGGCTGCCAGCGCGCCGGTGATGCTGCCGCCAGCAGCGGCGCTGCCGGCTGCTGCGCCAGCACCCTCCGCAGCCACGGCGCCGGTGGACACGCCAGCCCAGCCACCGTTGGCACCGATGAGCGCGCCCAGCGAGTCACCACCCACGGCGCCAACGGCATTGGCGTAGCCCAGGGACAGGGAAGATGCGCCGGCCGATGCGCCGCCCAGCCACTGGGCGCCGGCGCCGTATAGGGTATTGAGGCCCATGGCGTTGTTGACGGTGCCGCCGAGGCCCATGGAGTTGGCGCCCTGCGGGCCGCTGCCGTACAGGAAGCTGTTGATGCCCTGCGCAACGGGGTTGACCACGGCGCTGATGACCGGACGCAGCACCAGGCTCTTGAACATGTTGACGATGGTGTCGCGCATGTTCTTTGCGAAGTCCTTGCCGGACTCGAAACCGCGCATGAGGGCATCCGTCAGGGTGCTGTTGATGCTCTCGGCCGAGCGGCGCCACTCTTCCTCGATCTTCTTGGCGGTGTCGATGCCCTGCTCTTTGATGGCGCCCTGCACCTTGAGGCTGGCCAGCTCGCGCAGGGCGGCGGCTTTGGCTTTGATGGCGTCGAATTCGGCTTGGTCGAGGTTGCGGTCCATGTTCTTGATGGCCACGCCGTCAAGGATGGCGGCCTGCTCATTGAGGCGGGCGGCCTCCATCTCGGCAATGGCCACAACGCCCAGGCCTAGCTGGGCGTTGTGGTCGGACTGGACCTGGACTTCTTCCTTGAGTTTGTCCACGCCTTCGCGCAGCGACTCCATGTACTTGACGCGCGCCGCGGCGGCGGCCAGGTCTGCCTTGCTGGCGCGCTCTTGCAGCTCCACCTTGGCTGCCAGTACGTTGAACTCTTGCCCGGATGTCTGCAGCCGGGCGCGCTCGGTGTCGCTGAGCTTGCCCTTGGCCGCATCCATGTCGGAGGCAACCTTGATGCCGAACTTTTCGGCGTCGGTGAGCTGGCGGCCAACCTCAAGCTCTTGCTTGGCAAGGGCGATGCGCTCCTGAATGGATTTGTTGAGGGTGTCGTAGACGCTGGCTTGGGCGGGGCCGGGATTGTTCAGACCCCGTGCGGCCTTTCTGACTTCTTCGGAGTCTTTGACTGGCGCCACCTTGGTCGGAACCTTTGCTACCTCTTCCAATTCCTTTCGATAGGCCTGGGTCTGCGCAATGAGGCCCTTGAGGCCGGTGATCTCGGCCTGTATGCCAACGACGCGCGCGTCGGTGCTTTTGGCGCCAGACGCGCGCAGTTGCGCGAGCTGGTTCTCCTTCTCCATGAGGGCGTCGACCTCGCCGACAAAGGCCTTGTCTGCCTTGAACTGCTTGTCGCCATGGAACAACACGTCCAGCCCGGCGAGTACGCCGGCCAGTTTGCCGTGTTCTATGGCAGCCTCTGCAGCAGCCTTGCCGGAGTTGCCAAGGGCCTTGACCAGATCACTGCCAAGGGTGACGAACAGACCCTGGCCAGAGAGCTGCAACTTGTGCAGGTTGTCGTTGAAGTCTTCGGCGCTCTTGGCGAAGTCGGTGCCCAGAACGATGCCGAGCTTTTTGGCCTCGTCTCCCAGGTCCTTGATGGCGCCTTTGCCACCGTTGAGCAGGGGTATCAGGTCGGAACCATTCTTGCCGAGCAGAGCCACGGCGACGGCGGTCTTGTTGGCGCCATCGGCGCTGCCAGAGAACACTTCAGCCAGATCAGCAAACACCTTGTCGGCGCTGCGCAGGTTGCCCGCCGCATCCTTGACGCTGATTCCAAGATTCTTGAACAGGGCCGCCTGTTCCTTGCTGCCGTTTCCGGCGGCGCTGATGTTGATGTTGAGCTTTTTGAGGCCAACGCTTAGGGCCTCGGTGCTGACGTCGGCCAGGCCGGCGGCATAGTTGAGCTTGCTCAGGTCCTCCACCGCCACGCCGGTCTTTTGGCTTAGCTTGTTGAAGCTGTCCGCCAGGTTGATGGCGTCCTGAATCTTGCTGGCGAAGCTGATGGCGCTGATGCCGGCCACCGCCGTGGTGCCCAGTGCGGCAAAGCTGCCGCCTACGGACGAGACGGCGCTGCCGAGTTTGCCGGCCTCGCCCGCTACGCGCTTGAAGGCGTCGCTGGCGCCGTCATCCTTGCCGACGATGCGGACGGTGGTGTTCTGGTCAGCCACGGTGCTCAGCCTTCACTTTGTTGGCGCTGGTCGGCCCAGACTTCAAGCTGGGCGGCTTCGCACGCCTTGATGCCGCGCCAGACTTCGCGGCGCTGCTGGTCGTCTGGCACTTCGTCGAGCAGCCAGGCGCGCACGCCTGCGTAGTCGAGCCCGGTTGCGCCTTGCATGCCCACGCGCCATTGGGACTGCAGCTCGCGCCAGCAGTGCCACGCCTGGAGGTTGTCCGGCCAGAGGTAGACGGTGTCGTCATCCCGCTGGCCGCCGGCGCCAAGCACCGCGGCGAGCCAGGGGTTGGAGGCGTCGGCTTTGTTGGGCTCACGGCGGGAGGCTTCCTGTGCGAGGCGGCGCGTGAGCTGGGCTAGTTTTTTTCTTTCGCGCCCACCTCGCCCAGGTAGGTGCGGAAGGCTACAGCGCCCAGGCCGGGGATTTTGCAGAGCTCGCGCCAGGCGGACTCGCTGTACGGCAGGGGCTTGTCCTGGGCGTCTTGCACGTCGGACCAGTCGAGGATGACGCCGGCCATGAAGTCGGCGTAGACAATGCCATTGAGTTCTTGCAGCTCCTCGGAGGTGAGGCGCTTGCACTTGAGGCCAAAGGTGAAGGCCTGCGCGTTGCCAGCCGCGTCGTTGATGCTGACCTTGACCTTGAAGCCGACGATGTCGGAGACGACGATTTTGATAGCCATGAGAAGTTGCCCGATCTGAAAAAGAGCCCGATGGAGGTACGCACGGCGGCCAGGCTCGGGCAAAACCCGGCAGGCCGGCGTAGCGCCGAGCCCTGCCGTGCGTGAACCGGTTTAGTAGCTGATGGAGCGGCCGATCAACGACAGGGCGCACGTGACCTTGTTGGGCTGGCCGATGGCCATGCTGGGCACTTCGCTGACGATCATGTAGCCGTAGCCGTAGGTGGTGCCGCCGCCGCCGGCGACCATCTTGACCGCCACCTTGGTGAAGGTGCGCGAGACGTCGAGCATGGTGGCGTAGTTGGTGCCAGAGGGGTCATGACCCAGGTCCAGCGTGATGCCCATGGGGTTGAAGCCGGTCGGGAACTTGACGCCGTTGCGCTTGGCCAGAGGCTGCACGTCCACAAAACGCGCGTCGCCGCCGCTGGTGCTGATGCCAAGCACCTGCGGGATGGCCAGCCATGAGCTGATCTTTTGCATGGTGCCAACACCCGAGCCTGCAGGGAAGTAGGTGGTGCTGAGGCTGTTTAGGCCCAAAGGGTTGAGCGTGTCGGCGGTGAGCACGTTGGCCTTGAAGACGGAGTCGGTGGCATCCTCCCAGCCGGAGCTGAACAGGAACTCGTCGCCCGTGGTGTAGCCGTGCGTGGTGCTGGTCAGCACCGACGGGTTGGCGTTGGTGGCGACCGTGACCGTCTTTGCCGAGGCGAAGGTTTGCGAGAAGTAGAAGGCGGAGCCCTCAGCGAAGTAGTAAGCCATGGTGGTGGTCTCCTAGGTTGTGAACGTGGATTGCCCACCGCGCAGGCGGGCCTGAAAAACGAGGGTTGCGCAGGCGGTTTGCTCAGCGTCGGCATCGAAGTCGAGCGAAACGGTTTGCGGCTGCAGGGCGAGCAGGACACCGCCCAGGGTGGGGTCGGTCATGAGGCGGGCATAGGTGGCCTCCAGCAGAGGGTCGACGGCGGTGTCGGGATCAACACCAGCCGGGACGCGCTGGTAGCACTCCACGACGACGGTGATGCCCCATGAGACCGGGTAGCCGGGCGACAACGCGGCCTCCAACACCACGGCGGTGGTGCCTGGGGAGGGGCGCACAACGATGGCCTGCTGGGCGCCCTGCGCGATGGGGCGCAGGCGCACACGGGCGATCTGCGTCGCCACCGGCGTGCCGCTCTGGAGCGAGGCGACGACGGCGGTTACGGCGGTGTTGATGAGGGTGGTCATGCGGCCTCCAACATCAAGCGGCTGATGCCTGTGCCGTCTGGCTCATGCGCGACGATGGTGTAGGCACCGCCGTTGCACACCGCCGCCATGCCGACAGGGCTTGCGGGAACGTCCGCCGTGGCCAGCGTGATGGCTGGCTGCGTGCTGGCCATGCCCAGCGTGCCGACATCGCCCGCGCTGTAACCGTTGTCGAACATGGCGAGCACCGCGACACCGTTGACGGTGACGGTGTCGCCCAGCTCGGCAACAGCAAAAAAGGCGGTGGTGTCTTCGGTGAACATGGCAGCAGATGCGCGCTTTAGACGCTCTTCTTGACGCCAGTCATGGACACGCCGACAACCTGCGGGCCAGTGCCCACGGTGCCCACGTATCGGATGTAGCGGCGCACTTGCTTGCTTTGCAACGCAATGGCCTTGATGTCGGCCGTGGTGGTGCTTTGCGTGAAGGTGGCGCCGGCGACGTCGGCAAAGGCGCTGTTGTCGGCGCTGTCCTGAATCTTGCCGTCCAGCGTGCCAGTGCTGGTGCCGTGGTTTTGCACGATCAGCAACGGACCTTCGTAAGTCTGCAGGTCAACACCCACACCAGTGGCCGCCGCCGTGTTGGCGCACGAGGCGGACGCCAGCAAGACCGAGGTGACACTATTGCCGGGGAAGTTGAACCAGCTCATGCGGCGGCCTCTTCGTCGGCGGCGGGCTTTTTACCCTTGGCTGGTTTGACGGGCTCGGCGGGCTCGCCCACATGGGGGCCAACCTTGCCAGCGGCGGCGGCCTCGCTGTATTGAGAGCGGGTCATGTGGACCGTGGCGCCCACTTCGACGCGCTGGCCCTCCATGCAGATGGCGCGCAGCACGGTGTAAGGGGCCGTGGCGGTGGCCGATTCGATCGGTTTTGAGAGAACTGCCATGGTGGTGTGCTCGGTTGGCCCGGCAGCCCGCGCGCCACGCGGCGCGGGGCGGCTGGGCCCGCCTATCAGGTGATGGACGTGGCGCGGCTGAAGGCTGCGGCCTGGCGCACGCCCACATCCACCGTCTGGATGGCGCGGATGCCGCTGATGGCGGTGCTGAATTGCGCGTAGGGGTTGAGCGCAATCTCCAACATGCCCCACTCGGCCAACACCACTTGGCTGAAGTCGCCAAAGATCATGCTGGCGGCGGTGAGCTGGGTGCTGGTGGTGGCTTTGAAACCCTCGATCTGGCCTTCCAACACCGAGCCACTCCACAGCGTGAGGCTGTCGGTGCTGGCGATGCGGGCGCGGCCCTTGAGCAGGCCGGCCACCGCTGGCGTGGTGATGTAGGCGCAGTTGTCTGCCAGGGCGTTGCCGGTGGCCAGGTCGGTCTGGAACTCGATGCACTTGGCCAAGTCAATGGAGGTGCCGACAACGGAGCCGATGGAGCCGGTGTTGCTGATGCCGGTGGGCTGGCCGGATGCGCCAGAGCCCTCGAACACCGCCAGGTCGATCGCCAGGGCCATCACTTTGGCAAAGTCGTTCATGACCAATGCCTCAGCCGCGGGCGTGCTTTGCAGCATGAGCAGGCGGCTGAGCTCGGTGTAGGCGCCCAGGGTTTTGGGCGCAAGCGCCAGTTGGCTAAAGGTGGCGTTGCTCTCGGTGATGGCGGTGGCCTCATTGGTCAGCCAGTAGGCCGTGCTGGGGCCGGTGAGCTTGGGGATGGCCACGTTGCCAACCAGACCGGTGAGCATGGTCATGCCCAACTGCGCGGCGCGGCTGCGGGCGCGCAGGATGTCGATAAAGCTCTGCGGTTGCAGATCGATGCCCACCAGGTTGCCGCCTGCAGTGGGGGCGCCGACGGTCAGGTCACGTTGCTGGATGTCGACCGGCATGTAAAAGCCGTTGTGCACAGCCTCCTGCAGGCCGGTGCGCTTGAGGATGGCGTCGTGGCATTCGCGCTCGAATTCGGCGCCGCTCCAGTTTTTGTCGGTCAGGGCGCGGATGGCCTTGAAGACGCTGTAGCGCTGGGTTTCCTTCTTGCTCAGGTCCAGCAGCGTGGGCGGCGTGCTGCCCTTCTGTGCGGCCGTCATGGCGTTCATGATGTGGGCGCGCAGGGCGTCCAGGCTCTCGCCCTTCTCGATGGCTTCGGATGCGAGCTTGCGCCCGCCAAAGCGCTCATGCACTTCGCCCAGGGCGACCATGTCGCGCACTTGCGTGCGCTCGGCGGCGATGCGCTTTTGCACCTCTTCGGTGGTGATGGCCGGGGCGGCCAGAGCGGCGACGGGTTCAGGGGTGGCTGTAGTCACGGTGGACTCCTTCAAAAAAGTGGGGACGGAGATGACGGGGGACTGGTCTTGCGCGGAGCGGCCGATGCCTACCGATGCGTCCGCCGGAACGCTGACGAGGCTGACCTCGAAGGGCTCCCAGTCGGTGACTCGGTAGGTGTCGGTGTCGTCTTTGGTATCGACCAGCGTGGCTGCATGGATCTGGTAACCGACGCTGACGTTGCGGCGGATGCCATCGACCACGTCGCGGAACACTTCTTCAGCCCGGGCGCTTTTACCGAAGCGCACTACGGCGCGGGCAACCCTGTCCGCGCCGAGTTGGACCGATTCAATGACGCCGATGTGGTCTCGGGTGTCGTGGTCACACAGCAAGGGGCCGCCGCTGGTGAGGCGGCCCAAGCGCATGGCGGGCTGGGTGCAGTCAAGCACCTCGATACCCCACCAACGCTCGTAAGGCAACTCGCTGGCGAAGGCGAGCTCTACGCTGCGGCTTTCTTCATTGACGGCTTGGCGCTCGACCGTGAAGCTGCGATGCAGCGTGGTGCCCGGCTTGAGTGTGGTGAGTGGCTTGCTCATGACCCCGATGGTCCGGGGTGTGAGCTCTAAAAGTCAGGGGGAAATTGGCACAAACACAGAGCGCCATTGCAGCGCATCTACGCGCTGGCAGATGCGCCCGCAGAAGGCTTGCCAGCAGCAGCAGCGCCCGCGGCAGCGGCAACGGCAGCCACCTCTGAAGGCAGCGTGATGCCCATGGCCTCGCGCATGGTCTGCGCAGCCTTGATCTCGACGAGAAGGTCTTCGTAATCCAGGCCCAGCTTGGCGGCCACGCTTTGCGGGCTTTTGAGGCGGGCGTTCATGGCTTCGATGTCGGCCTGGATGTCGTTGAGCGGGTCAACCCACTCCCAGCGGCGGCCCTGGAAGGCGTGTTTCTCGAAGCGGTCGAGCTTGCTCAGCGGCAGTGCGCTTCCGTTGGGCAGCAGGATCTGGCCGAAGCCCAGAGCGGCCTTCATGAATTCGGCGTGCACGCGGTCCAGGAAGCTCTGGGAGAACCACTCTTGAATGAGGGTCCAGGTGTCGCGCTCTTCGAGGGTTCCGCTGCGGATGCTGGAGAAGCTGACGCCCTCCAGGTCATTGGCAAGGGCGTGGTAGGCCACGCCCAGGCCGCTGGCGATGCCGCGCAGATTGGACTTGACGAAGTCGGCATACATGGCGGCGGGGTAGTCTGGGTCGAACGACTCGAACTTGACACCTTCTGGCAGGGTCTGGAAGGTGCCGGCATCGGCCTCCATGGTGAGGGCGCCGCCGTCGGAGTCGTCATCAGCGCCGGTGCTGACCACTTCGGCCTGGCCGTCGGGGGTGGTGAAGAAGCCCATCTTGCTGGCGCCCACGCGGGCAGCGATGACAGCGGCCTCTTCATACCCGCCCAGGTTGTTTAGGCGGATCATGGCGGCGTGGGCCCATGGCATGCCGCGCACCTGCTCGGGTCGGTCTGAGACGAAGTCGTGAATGATGTCCTCCGCCGGAATGCGGGTGTGCGTGCTGCCGCGGATGCCGCTGGTGGCCTGGTACAGGTCCCCGGGGTGCGCATTCTTGAGGTGGTAGGCGACGGGGCGGCCAAAGCCGTTGACCTCCACACCCATGCGGATGGCGTTGTAGCCGCCTTCTGCCGGCTTGTTGAGCTGGGTGTCGAGCCGGTCAATGTCGAGCTGCTGGAAGGCCAGGCCAAAGGGGTTGCCGGCTGCGCTGCCGCGCACGATGTAGAAGAGGTATTCACCATCCCGTGCGGCGGCCTTGATGCCGAGTTGCTGCAGGCCGGTCATGCTGTGGCGGCCGGTGACGTCGCAGACGCCTTTCTTGCAGAAGCGGTCCCACGCGGACTCGATGGCGTCGTTGGCCAGGGTGTCGGGCTTGGATGGGGCGTCGTACACGCGCGCCTGGAAACGGAAGCCGTTGGGGCCGACGACGTTGGTGACGACCATGGTCAACCAGTGCTTGACGTATTCGTCGTCATTGGCGAGCTTGCGCGAGCGGGCGCGCACGGCATCGAGGCTGCGGTGAATGTCGCTGTTGGCGCTGGCGCTGATGGTGCTCCAGCCCTGGGTGAGCCGGTTTACCTGTGCGGCGGCGTAGTTGCGGCGCTGCGCTGGGCGCTGTGGCGTGAGCAGCTTGATGGGCGTGAGGCCAGCGCGCTCCTGAGCGCCGGGGCGCTGCTGGAGCCACTTGCCAAGCACAACGCTGCTCTTTTGTGCAACGCGGCTGGCGTCATACCATGGGGTGAGGGCTTGAGTAGTCATCGGCTTGTGAACCTGACGTGGATTTGGTTGCGGGGCGCCAGGCCAGCGGCGATGCGGGCGGCGTTGTCTTCTCGGGCCACCTCGGCCTTGAGCTTGTCCCGAAAGGCCAGGAATTCCCCCGGACTGTGGAACTGCTGGCGCCGGCCGTTGATCTCGTAGCCCTGCATGTAGGCCTTGGAGCCATAGGATTCGAGCAGCAGATTGACCGCGTCCAGCGCTTTGCGCGCGCTGCTGCGGGTGTCCAGCGCAGTGACGACGCCGGGGTCGGCGTCGATGGTGATGCTGCCGGTCTGCAGGGTGTAGCGCTCGGCCCCCTTGACGGCGTAGCAAACCCAGGAGTAGGCGCCTGCCGCCCAGGTGGCGGTGGTGGTGCTGCCTACTTGCGATAGATGGTCGTCACCGCTGGCGGAGCTGGTGATGGTGATGACGGTGCCCGCCGTGCGCGGGATGAGTTTGTAGACCATGCCCCAGCCAGCGCTGGCCGGGTAGTCTGGCGTGGAGGTGGTGAAATCGAGCGTGTCGCCCGCGGTGAGGGTGGAGGCGATGGTCATAGGGTGGGGGCTCCGATGCGCAGGTGACGTGCGCGCAGGGTTGAGGGGCCTATGCGGGCGCGGCCTGGTCCCGTGATGGACACATCTGCAGAACCATCAACAAAATAGGACGCTGAAAGCGTGGCGACCACAGACGCACTCACGCTGTACACACCAGCCAAGTCAGCCTGCACCGCACCAGCCGACAGCACGGCGTAGCTGGAATCCAGGTCTGCGGTGACCGCGGCGTGGATGTAGTAGGCGGCCGATGCGTCTTGCGCCACTGCGGCGCGCACGTTGTAGCTGGCTGCTGCGTCTGCGCTGGTGGTGCCCTGCAGGTTGTAGCTGGCGGCCAGGTCTGAGGTGACGGAGGTGGAGCCGGATGCGGTGTAGCCGACGGCCATGCGGATGCGGTTGCCACGCGAGATAATGCGGCGATGGCAGTCGCGCGGGGCCAGAGTGGCGGCCACGGGGACTGAGCCGGACTGCCGCCAGGCGACCACGCTGACGCCAGCGCGGTGGTAGAACCGCTGCATTGCTTACGGCTCCAGGACGATGGTGACGAAGAGATCGTCACACCCCGTGGCCACGGCGCGCAGGGTGACGACGTTGCCATTGAGGTCTGCGGCGCTGAGGTCGATGTAGTAGATGCCGTTGGCCAGCTCGGTGGCGGTGCCGGCGGTGGTGGCTGCGAAGGCGCCGCCGTCGATGCTGCGGGTGACCGTGACGGTCTTGCCGGTTGCTGGGTTGTGGTTGGTGCTGTCGGTCATGAGCAGCTCGAACTTGGCCAGCGCCTGGTTTTTCTTGAGGTTGGTGGCGACGACGACGCTGGCGCCGATGTCGCGCGCTGTCTGTGCGGTGCCGGCGCCGGTGGGGCCGAGCTTGACGGTGTTGGCGTCCACCAGGCCGGCGGCGTCCACCACGATGCTGCGGCCCGATGTGGCGGGGTAGGCCAGGTCATCGAGCTGGCGGGCGGTGGTCTGGATGTTGATCA